TACTTTCTGGACTAACAGAAAGCATACTCGCAAGGTTACGTCCATCAAATACTTTATTTGAACCAAAGTCAATCTTATCAGCACCTACTCTTAGTTGCGAATGTTTAACAGTATCATTTAAATTACTACTAACAGTATTCAATGTTTCTGTAGTTGTTTGCTTCCATGTGTTTAGTTCATTGACGTTTTGTTCTACATCTTCGGGAGCTGGGGTCCAGTCAGTAGCAATATTTCCTTTTTCTAATTTTGGTAAACGGATATATATTTTATCTCCGTTGTTGAAATTAGCTGTAGGGTTGTAAAATACAAATGCAAAAACATTAGTAAACTTGTTAATAAAGGTATGAGATATTCGTTGCCACTCAGTTGTTATAGTTACTTGTTTTAAGCCGTTAGTTTCAAAACCAACATTTCTTAACGTCACATTCCTACTAGCTTTTAAATCAATAGACCACGTTAATGTTTCATTTTGAAATTGAGTTTTAACTAAATCTGTTAAATTAAAGAAAAATCCATAAGTATCACTACCTCCAATTTTAGTCAAAACTAGTTCATTTCCTGATATTGATTTTTCCCATTTATTCCAGCTATAAAAATTCTTTGAGTTTAAATCCTTACTGTTAGTTATATAGTTTCTCCCACCTAAACTAGTTGGAATACTATTTCTAACATTACTGATTTCACGACTAAAACTGTTAGCTGTTTCTTGTACCTTATTCTCAATTGCAGAAGTTGTTGCATAACCTTTCTCATTAACCCAACTTTCAATGCTACGTCTTGCAGCAGTTAGTTGATTAGCTGTATTATTTTGTGCCCAAATTTGCATATTAGCAACTCTTACTGCATCTTGATTCTTGTAGGTCTCTAACGCTGATAGTTGGTTGGTAATACCTCTAGCACTTTCTGTGAATTTGCTACTAAATTCTGTGTTCTTAACAAAACCTTTATTATCAATGATTTTATTAATTTCAGTTCTTTCACGGCTTAATTGACTAGCAGTATCACGCTGAACCCATTGCTTCAAGCTCTCGGTTCGTGTGCCATCTTGATTTTTATATTCTTCAAGAGAACTAACTTTACTTTTTAAACCATCTACACTTTTAGTAAATTCAGCCTTAACTGCGTTTAATCCATCTTCATTTTTTTTCTTAACAGCAGTGAATTCTCTTGTTATGCTATTTTCAAGCTCTGTAACCTTACTAGTAGCACCGTTAACAAGTCCTCTAAGTTCTACAACTGTTTCATTATTAGAAATATCTTGAATGTTGTTCACTCTATCAGTTAGTGCTTGAATTTGCTTAGTAGCTTCAACTCTGTTTTTACTTATTTCCAAATTAGTAGCTTGGAATTGCCTGTTGTAGTTTTCAACGGTTGCTGATACTTGGTCTCTAATAGGTGCTAGTTTCTCGTCAAAGGCTTCACCCATTTTTCGGAGCTTTTCTTCGCTACTTAACAAGGCTTTTTCATATCCATCTTTAACCTTATCTTCAATAATTTTTGATTTTTCTTTAAAAAATCTGTCGTATGCTGCTTCCTGTTCAGCAATTAGAAAATTTATTCTAGCTAGTAGTGAATCGTTTTGTACTTGAAGTGCTTCTAATTTAGCTGAATTACCATCTGTAAAGCTACTTCTACCATCTCCTACTTCTATCTCGTGATTTTCTTCAAGGATAACATCCCAAATTACCTTAACTACTTTCGCATTCTCATTTAATATTCCCAACTCGTTGTAATAAACTTTCAATCTGTCGCATAAATCTATCTGTTCAAGTGCTGGGTTATCAAACACGCCCTCAACTTTTGATAAATCTTGGTAGTTGATCTTTAAGTTAGTTTTTGGCACACCTACATTATTACTTTTAATGTAACTTTTAGCTTTGCTTCTTAACTGCTCTACACTTTTAATATTTTCATCACTTGAAAAATCAACTTTTAAAATTCTTCTGTGTGTAAATTTGTTTAAGTGTATGCTGTCAAGGAGTATTTCTGGCAATGTTATTAATTGCTCTCTGTTGTTATCGTCAGTATATTTCTTAAACGGAAATACCGAAGTATAAGTTTCAAGTATCGACTGTTCTTGTTCTAAGTCTAACAAGTTTTTACCATAAGCAATTATGGTTGGGTTATCAATTCCCATGCTTTTATGTAGCGTAATATTTAAGTTGTCAAACTCATATTCTCCACCCCAAACATCAAGAATTGAACCTGCTTTACCGCCTAATGCGTCACGGGCGTTCTCAATGTTTTCAACTTTCCACGTAGTCGAATTTACAGTTGTTATATCAGAATTAACAAAAAATTCATCTCTACTATCCAACAAGTTATCTCTCCATGTTGATAGTGCCATCATAGCACTTCCAGTAATAGTTATATCTGGTCTGATAGCATTCATAGTAGTTTTAACTTGTGAGATATGTTGGCAGTAAATTTTAAATTCATTTTGTGTTTTAGTGATCTTTGAAATTACAAAACGTTGATTTTTTGTTCTGTAACCTGCGTCACTTTTGATAAGCATTCCCTCTTTGATTTTATCAACATCTTTACCGTTGACTGGATAATCAAATTCAAGAATGTATATCCCGTTTTTTTCTCTTGAAACGTGACATTTAGAAGTGTCAGATAATACTGACACCCCCAAATGTTCAAAATTAGTTTCATTTGCTTTATATAGTATTGGATAAGCCATTAAATTAAAGCCTCCCATCTTGGGGTTATTTCAACAACAAATGAGTTGTTGTCCCATGAGATTCTGTTATCTCCTATTTCAAGGTGTGGAAATGGATAAGTGAACACCTTATCATACTGCGGTTCTTTATTGTCCCAATGAGCAGACTGCGTTTCACAGTCGATTACAATGTGTCCACTAACTCCTTTCAACCTAAATATTTGAGAATTAATATTCAAATTAATATTTCCCGTTCCTCTTAATTTAATAAGTGGGTTGGCTTTTCTTCGCTCTGGATTTCTTAATATTTGTCCATTAGAAACTGTTATCTTATAAAGTCCTGTTTTTAAGTATTTAATAGGGTGTAGTTTAAAATTTAAGATACATTTTTTCTTACTAGTTAATGTTCCCTCAATTTTAAACGTTTCATAGAAGTACGCCTTATAAACATAATCAATATCCCAACTCAAACCAAAATCATACCATTTTGGCTTAATGTTAATAAGATAGTCATTTAGTTTATTTATTATGTTTTGGACATTAGCTTTTTCATCATAAATTTTAAACGGGAAAGTACGTTCAACTACTTTCAACCGTTTATTATCTTTTATTTTTGCACCATTAACACCGTCTATTTCAACTAAATCTACAGTTTGAGAAGAAGATTCCAGTTCTATTTCATCTACTAACCTTAAACCTAACTCTTTTGTATTTAGTTGATTGTAAATAATATATTTAGTTATCACAGTCTATCTTTCTCCTCCTTAATTAAGAATTTTATTTGTTCGTATAATTTACGAACATCTTCTTCAGAATTTGTACTTAAATTCTCTATGTGAAGCAACGCTCCAAAGTTGCTTGTTTTATTGTTAGTAACGTTATTACTACTTCCACCTGCTGTTGCAAATGTTGGAACACCTTTAAAGCTTAGCATGTTCTCAGGCACAAAGGTTGGATTAAATGAATTAAGTTTACGTTGATATAAACTGAAAGCTTTATCAAGAACGCCCATATTATTTACCATACCTTTACCTAATCCACCAGTAATGTGTCCCCCAGTCTTGGCTGTAAGCCTTGATGGAGAGTGGATTTGAGCCTTGGCTCTTAATGCTCTATCAACTTCACTAACAATAGCGTTTGCTGCTGCAATCACCGCTCCTAGCGCTGAGTACATACCTCGAGCAACTCCATTACTTACTTGCGCCCCCACATTATAAGCAACTGGAACAATGCTTTGACCTACACTTTGAACAGTATTTTTGATGCTTTCCATCGCTGAACGGACATTGCCTTCATTACTTCTTAAGCCGTCAGCAATATTTCTACCTGCTTCTTCTCCTGCTCTACGTCCTTCTTGTGCCATTTGTGAGGCTGTTTGTTGTAATGTAGATACAAATTGTTGGCATGTGCTTTGGATTGACCCTAAAGCACTATTCATAGCTGAAGAAATGGCACTAGCTAATCCATTCATTGCTCCACTAATGCTTGCAACCATACTAGATACTGTCGCTCCAACTGATAAAATCGAAGTACCAATTTGATTAATCTGACTTGCTACGCTAGTGGATGTACTTCCAACTTGTGACAATGCACTTGTTAAACCATTAACTACACCAGTTAACGCACTAATTGAAGCTGAAGTTGTACCAAAGCTTACTGCTAATGTTGATAAAACAACACCAAACGCACCAATTGATGCAGTAACAGAACTTACTGCTGTTCCTATGCTTGTTATTTGAGTATTGAAAGCACTAATTGAACCGCTGGCAGTCATAAGTCCAGCTAGTGAAGTTGTAATGTTAGTGCTAAACATTTGAACCGCTGTTGATGTTGTAATCAAGATAGGTGGTAAGGCATTTAATGAAGTAGTTAAGCTGGTGATTAATGTTGGTAAGGCAGTAAATGCTCCTTGAACAGAAGTTGCTGCTTGTCCTAACATTGATAATCCACTTGCCATTGTTTGCATACCAGCTCCAGCCGTTGTCATTTCTCCAGCATGAGCTGTTATTGCACCTACTCCAGTTGCCGTTGCTGTTAATGTAGCAACTAAATCTCCTAAGCTTAAATCAACAAGAGTTTTAACACCCTCAGCAAATAATCTAAACCCGTTACCTGCTTTTTCCGCTGATTCACCTATACTTTTAATAACATTTGCCACTCCATCGAGTACAGTTCTTATTGAATTACCGATTGAATCAATAACTTCTTTAATTCCATCACATACAGTTTTTACTGCGTTACCGAATTTTTCAAAGGCTGTTCCTACACCCTCTAATACTGATTTTATTGAATTACCTACTGATTCAATCACGGAACCTACACCCTCAAGAGTTGACTTAATAGCATTACCAACAGAATCAATAATACTTGCAACACCTTGTAAGGCTGATTGAATAGCAGTTCCAACTGAAGTAATTACAGTACCAACTCCCTCAAGAGCCAGTCTTACTCCGTTTCCAAAACCAGTAAATGCTGAACCTAATCCCTCAAGTACAGACTTAATGGCAGTACCTACAGATTGAATTACTGTTCCTATTCCCTCGAATACTGACTTAATAGCAAGTCCAACCGATTGAATAACACTACCTAATGAAACTAAAACGGCTGATAAGCCAGTACCTAATGCAAGAATAACTTGTGACAAGGCGCTTCCTAAGGCTTGGAAGACCTTAGCAACTCCATCTCCTTGAGTTCCTAAAAGTGCAAGTCCAGCACACACCATAAGAATAGCGGCACCCAATGCAAGCCACGTTGGTGGTGGCACCATTGCAATGGCACTTCCTAATCCTTTAAAAGCAATAGCAAGTCCAGTTCCAATTCCCTTAGCTGCAGTACTTATTCCTTTACCTGCTGACTCTATCACCTTTCCTAAACTTTCTATTATTTGAGATACAGTAGCTTTAGTTTCTTTAGTTTTTTTGGTCACTTCGTCTAGTGACTCAGTAGCGTTTTTCTTGAATAATTTAAACGGGTTCAACCCCTTAATTAAATTAAGTCCTTTAGTTGCCAACTTGATGGCTTTTAATGAACCAACGATACCTAACAATGAATAAGCAATGGCACTAATCACACTAGGTGGGAGTGAAGCTATTAATTTAGCAAAGCCACTAACCACTTTCGCTACTACGTTAACAATTAAACCTAATGCATGTGCAAAGGTGCTAATTGCTCCACTTTTAGATAAGGCTGAAATAAGATTTGTTACTGCGTCTTGCACATTCTTAAATGCACTAACAACAGCACTTATTGCTCCACTATCATTTAATCCATTCCATAGATCTTTAGCTACTGTTATTACATTTTTAATTGATGTAACTATACTATTAATAACTTTATCAACGTTGATACCATCTAAAAAATTACCGAATTTATTCGCAAAGCCTTTAAAATCTACTTTTTCTAAAGCTTCAATAATTCCTGAAATAGCTTTTATCCCGAATTTATTAAATCTTTCAAACGCTGGTTGAAGTTTAATAGCAACCGTCTCTTTTAATCCATCAACAGCCTGGTCTACAGTTTTGAATTGAGTAGCCATTTTCATGAAATCAGTGTTATTACCAACCTTTTTAATAGCTTCAAAGAAATCTTCTGTTTTGACTTTACCATCTTGAACATTTTTAACCAGCTCTTGAACTGACATTCCCATTTCCTTGGCAATAGCACCCATTGCCGCTGGAGCTTGGTCAAGTATCAATTTAAAGTCCTGCCATGCTACTTTCGGTTTCGCTGCCATTTGTGTGGCTTGTGTACTTAAAGTTTTCATAGCTTGCTTAGGATTTTCTGCTGAAGCAGCTAATCCTCCAAAACCAGTTACAAGTTTATCAGTTTCTTTAATTCCTACCGCTGCTAACTGTGAATAGGTTTGAGCCATCTCTGACGCACTATAAATAGTTTTAGAAGCGTAGTCTTGCATTGCTGTCTTAGCTACGTTTATTTCTTCAGAAGATTTCCCTAACATATTCATGTTACCTTCAAACGTTTGCCATGCCTTAGAAGAATTATTTAATTCAGAAATCATCCCTCTAATTCCAGTTGATATTCCTCTAATACCTGCACTTATTCCAGCACTTACTAGGTTTGCACCTAACACGCTTTTAAATACTGAACCTGCCTTAGTTCCAGCACTTTCAAGACCGTTTAAGGCACTTTTTAACCGTCCGATACCAGAGGTGGCGCCTTTTTCGTTCAAATCAACATCTATTTTAACTTTACCCTCTGCCATATATTAACCTCCTTTCTTTTAAACTAATCATTGATAGGAAGTTCATATTGACGTTGTAGTTTTCGCATGTGCTCTTTATATTCAGAACTATCATGTTTCGATGGTTTATAACTCCTAATCTTTACAACTTCCATAAATTTAGTATTTTCTGGAAGTCCATTTAATAAGGCATTAAACTTTCTCCAATGCAATTTACCTTGCATTTCTATTAAATCAATATTATATGCTTGCAAAAAAGAAGCAAAAATATAGTCTGAATCATATTTCAAACTATATAATTGCTCCTGTTCTTCTTCTGTTTCCTTAACTGGCATAGGGTTACCAGCTAAATCATATTCTACTGAATTAAATTCCTCATTCTTGATATGCTCTTTTATAACTTCATCTAAAAATAACACTACGTCCTCTATTGAGTATTTCTCAAATGATTCACCCGTTAACATTATCATTGCAAAGTGTGGTTTCTTATAATCTTCAAGATCACTAGAATTAAGCATATCAAATAACCTAATTACATTATCAAAGCTAAGATTAAGCTTATAAACTTCACTACCAACGATTAATTCATCTTCTAATTTATAAGCTAAATTAAGCATGGCCAACATCTAGATACTTGATATATTTATCTACAGTCATTGAATTTTCCATCTCATCAGCAATACCTTTAATCGTTTGAACTGCTGCTAAAAATGTAGGAATACATGATCTACCACATACATCATATACTCGGTTAAATGTATCCTCATCAAATAATTTCACCCATAAGTCTTTCGCTAAATCTTTAACAGTTTTTAAATCTGAAGTAGTTCCACTCAGATTTGATAATTTTTCTTGTAACTCTTTAGCATAATCTTTTAATTCTGCTAATTTTAATATATTTTCATCGCTCACTACAAATCTTAGTTCAAACTCTCCAAAATCAACTGGAATTGTATTTTCAAATTTCTTAATTACTACCATGCTTAAATCCTCCTAAATTATGCTACCGCTGTTTGTTTTGGCAATGTTGCCCATTTAATCGTACACTCAAAGTTTTCAAAGTCACTAGCATCACCGTCTCCAGCTTTAATCTTAGATACGATTGCTACTGCTTCCCACGCTGTCTTACCGTCTGAAGAT